ATTTGGTCCCAGTAAAAAGACAGGCGGACCCAAGTTTCCGTTCAATCCTCGCCGTTGTAGTTATTCTCCAGGATATGAAAATAATTGTGCAATTAATGCTCTTCGTTGTATAGATATAATATCGGATGAATCTTATGGAGAATTATCGATACATGCAACGAAACGTAAACGAACCTCTGATACTATCGGAATTACATTGTGTGAATTCATACATATATTGCGTAAAACATATACGGATTCTAATTTTAAACTACGTGTAGTGACGTTTGAACAACCCAAACATATCAAAATGATTCCGGATTTTCTAATAAAATATAGTGAATTAATAAGTTTGCAAAATGGCGAATGTGTTGTAATGTCTATCGATAAAGTGAATGTAGTAAATCATATGGTTGTATTCGCAAAACTGGACGATGAATTATATATCATAGATAAACAATTGCCATCCGATGCATGTCGTGAATCGTTATTTTTATTAGGTGATTATTTTAAATCGTATATCCGCGACCGTAAAAAGTTACAAGGGTTAACATTATCATTTGTAGAAGACGATCATAAAATTTTTGATATACCTATGAATAAGAAATTGTATGACATAATAAAATCCGAATATTTTGATTCTTGTGAACCTGACCGTGAAGTATTGGACAAGTATGAAAATGCACCTGGTGACCGAACGCCTCCATATGTACCGGACGATATCGAGGAGGAGGTGGATAATGAACGAATACGCAAAACACGCAAAGGAGGTAAATCAACCAAAAAACGTAAACCAACCAAAAAAACTTTACATGGGAATGAGAAACCCAACCTTAAATTATCTAAAGTGAAACGACTTAAAATCGTCTCATTTTAAATGTTCAAGGGTGTAAAACAATCGCATAAATAATACTATATGTCTAATCATAACCAAACAACCACAAACCGTCCAAATCTCCTGTTTGACCTCGATGCTCTCCAATACACCAACAATACCGAATATCGCGCCTCATTACGCCAATTTTTCCAAATGAATCACTGTATTGTCCCACAGGAATGTCCTACAGAGAATCTCGATTCAGAGACGGCAGACGAACTCCTGTATGACACCGAAACGACGATGCGGGGAATCCAGGCGATATACAATGCAACCAAAAACAATCCGCAGTTTATGGCACTGTATTTACGTGCGGCGGGACGTATCTTTTCGGAAGATGCGGTGATGGGTCTTACACTATTATTTTGCTATGACCATTTTGCCGGGTTCGTGCCCGTATTGGCCGCGGCCTGGAATGGTGAGGGTGTGGTCGATGCGGTCAAATACCAAACCCTGTATGACAGTGTGTAGGGGTTTTGGGCGTATGTGAGTGCGGGATTATTATATAAATAATATAATATACAACCCCATAAATGGCATCTACACGAAATCTCAATACTCCCGGCGATTACGAACTCGAACAAACCGCCATCAATCGCCAATACGACTCGATTACATATACATATGGACCAAATGGCCGTCCGCATCTAAACTATTTAGCCGGAAAGGGACTCCTGATGGGTGCGATGCCCTCCAGACAATTGGCCGATAACTATTGCGATATCGAATCTTATTTGAGAGGCATCGGGTCCACCAATCTGGTGAAACCTCTGGCGCCCGTGGTGCCGGAACTCAATTCTCTGAAATCTCTGAATATTATTGAGACACCTAAATTACAGATTCCGGCACCGTTATTTGTGGAACCTGGTCAGAGACCATTATGGTCGTAGTCATACAGGGTTATTGTTTGTATACTTTTTATTTGTCATACACGATATTTTTGTATGACAAGTCAAAATAACCCTGTAGGACAAAACCCAAAACCCCTGTAGGACCACCGTTAGGTAAACTTGACAATAATACTAACATTTTCCTTTTTGATACATTTGCACGCGGATATCGACAATTCCTCCCGTTTTTTCCGAGTTTTGCTATCATTGTCCGAAATATTGGCGTGTTTTTTCTTGGACGTGCTATTACGCGCATTCATATCCTCTTCAATGGCCTCATAATTGGCATAAATGAAATCGATGATCTTGTTCTCGATGGCCCACTTGAAAAAGTTGAGCTGGCCAATGGTCGTCTCCATATACTTGTCTTGGTCATACGGAATGGTGATGCGTTCCCAACGACAAAAAGGGTCGAATTTCTTTTTACTATAGGCCTTCAGTTTCAACTTGTAATCGTTATGGACTTTGAACCGTATCATATCGCCCGTCTCTGAAAGGAGATTGGGTATTTCGTATATGGTATAATACTTTTTGGCGTAGTTGGTCACAAACCAATCCACGATTCTCAGAGAAATCTTGGATTCGCCATTAATGATATTCATCATATGGTCGAGGTGTTTGCGGTCCTGGTAAAATTTCAACAGATTGTCCAACAGAAGTTGGCTTTTTGTCAAACAGTGTATTTGTGGATGTTGGGTAGTTATGGTTGTCGTTGTCATATGTATGTGGGGGTTGTGGGATTGTTTTTATGTGGATTTTAGGGGGGATTTGTTTGTTGTGTTGTTGGCGGTTGATTTTGCTGTATTTTTTTCCTACGGCGGTATTCTGCCATTTTCTGTGCCTGTATTTTTTTGTATTCTTCTTCTCCGTATTTCTCCTTGAGTTTTTCAATCTGTGTTTGTTTTCGAATATCAACCTGTTTTTTTATTTCTTTTCTTGAAGCTTCTCTCTGTATAATCGAACACGTATTCGGGGTGGAATGATTGTCGGATTCTTCTATAATTGTAATGGTTATATTTTCGGACAATAGTTTTTGTGGTGTGTCTTGCTCAATGGTAGGGATTACCAGTGGGTCTTCGTAAATCACCAATTGTATATTTTCGATGGGCGTATTCATAATTCGGTGATTATGAATTTGCCTACACTTGTTCATAAAATCCGTATACGAATATGTATATTTCATAAAATTGCATTCTCTGCAACACGACCGGACATTTTCGACTGTATATCCTACAGAATTATCGTATCGGTCCAGACCATTGATATGGTCTGGTGTTGTCGGTTTTCCGCAAATATAACAGTTTTTGTCTGTTTCTTGTTCGAATTCTTTTGGTGTAAGTGTAAATTCATAGCCTCTTTGTTTTGCACCATGTTTATAATTGCCGTATTGTTTTTCTGTGATTTTGTAATTGGCAAACAATTCGGGATACTTGGTCTCTACACAATCCGTATCAAAGTATTTGACAATATGTTCTACGCGGCGTAGGAATACAGAAACGGATAATGACAGTTTCATATGATTACAAATAATACAACAACTGACGCAATTATCAAAGACATATCCTACAGAATTATCTTTTCTGTCAATACCGAATTTATATAAGGTTTCTTCTACTTGTGTATGTGTATTTTCAACAATAGAAACCTCTCCGCAATAATAACAGTTGTTTTTTATTACACTTTCATATTGCTCAATGGAAAGTTGAAACTCGATACCTCTTTGTCTTGCATCTTTGATTCCTCTATTGTATTTGATATGTAAGGTTTGTTCGCGTATTCTGGATAATTCCAATCTGCGTTCTTTGTCACGATTTGCATCTTGCTTTTTATTCGCGTCTCTGCACTGTTTACACGTTTTCGTGAGCCCGTGTTGTCCAATAAATTCATTTGCGTTTTTTTCTATGCAACAAATGGTGCACTTTTTGGTTGTTTTATCTGTGGATTCAAATACGATGGATTCTTGTATTGCGATATTGCGTTTTATACTATCCTTTGTGCGTTCATTCGCCCGACAGGGTTCGCATTTTGAGAATGCGTAGTCTTCTGGTAATTGTGCTCTACATCCGCGAATATGATTATAACACGTTTTCAAATTCGCTTCTTTGGTTTCATCCAAAAATACTTGTAATTGATGTTTATTACAATACTTGTTTTCTTTGGACCGTTTGAAAATACATCCTTCTTTTCCACATTTTACTACGGCTTCTTTTTGTATTTTGCGAACATTTGTAGCGCGTTCTTTGCATCCATCACATATTTTTCCGGTTGGCAAATAAAAGGTTTTATGACAAGTGCTACAGGGTGTTAAATTCTCCATCATATCCGGTGTGTATTCGGATTGGTATTGATGAATATTACAGAGTTTGTTGGGATTTGTGGTGTAAAAATGACACTGGCGCATATTGCGGGATTTTGAAATACATTTTTCTTGGGACATTTGTAGGCGGGGTGGGGGTATGTATATCTCAAATGACACGCTTTTTATTTCAATTTTATTTTGTGTGGCAAATGTAATTTACGCTTGTAATTTTATATTTTATGACTGATAAAATATAAATTTGTTGACATTTGATTTTTTTCGCTGCAAATATGCAGGCAAACTAATTGCTATAGGCAATCCCAGCCATTCCTGACATCACACGTAATACATTGTAATTAACAGCATACACACGGACTTTAGCAGTGGCAGTTCCAGAAACAGTTCCGGCAGAAAGGACAAGCTGAAGGACGGCATTGTCGATTCTGGAGAAGTTGCAAGATCCAGAAGGCTGGTGCTCCTCAGGTCGGAGAGCAAACGAGTAAACGTTGATACCAGTATCCGGGTTGCGGGTGTGGTGCTGGAAGGGCTGGACGACGTCAAAGTAGTTTCCTTCACGCTCAGAGAATCGGTCCTGTCCGTTAAGCTGGAGCTTAGCGGTGACGACCGGGTTCTCACCCCAACAGTGGAGGTTAAGGGCGGTCTCGGCAAGAACGAATGTTCCGGCATCGGAGACGGTGGATCCGCTTCCAACAACGTTGGTCTGGTTAGGATCGAAGGGAAGGTAGCTGGAAGGTCCGTTCCATTCCTGGGCAGTGGTGAGGGGAACATCACCGGCACCGGCCATCTGGAAAAGACCAGAGGCGTTGATGAATCCAGCGGTACCGTTGGTCTCGGCAGGTCCACCGAAGGCGTGGACGGCAGAAGGAAGGGCATCGATGGCATCGGTGTAGTTGAAAGGCTGGGCACCAAGGGTCTTGAAGAGGATGCTGTCGGCAGAAAGCGATGAGCAGTAGTCGACGTTGGCATCAGGCTGAACAACCCAGATGAGCTCCTTGCAAGGGTGGTTGAAGTTGAGCTTGATCTTGTTGGAAGAAGATCCGACAGATTCATCACCAGTGAACTGGAGTTGCTCAATGAGGTATTCGTGGGGGTTCTGTGCCATCTTGCGTCTCTCGTCAGTGTCCAAGAAGATGTAGTCAATGTAGAGAGAGGCAGCAACAAGGGATTGCTGGTAGGCAAGAGTGACGGATTGGGATCCGGCGGTGGCACCAAGGGAGGCAACGGCCCAGAGACACTCACCAAGAGGTCGGATATCAAGGTTGATCTTGACTTCGTGGTATTGGAGGGCAATAAGAGGAAGAGCCAAACCAGGGTTGCGGTTGAACCAGAAGAGAAGAGGAATGTAGAGGGTGGTCTCAGGAAGGGCATTGCGAGGAGCGCAAACCTGGGCAGGTCCTCCAGAAGCAGCGCAAGGTCCGGAGACGGCGGCGAAGGTAGGATCAGTGATGTAGGTGAGTTGAGTGGTGTGTCCAATCATCTTGTAGTAACCCTTCTCCTGTTCGGAAGAAAGAGTGAGCTGGTTCCAGATGTGCATCCAGTCACCATACTGACGGTCGATTCTCTGACCACCGATTTCAACTTCAACCTGGGCGATGAGTTGCTCACCAATGTAGTCCAACCAACGGGCATAAACACCGTTGTTGACGACACCAGTGATACCACCATTGGCCATGGACTGGTTGATCTCAGGAAGAGTGACCTGGAGGTAGGTACGGTAGGCCAAATCACCGTTACGTGAGATGGTGCAGGTAACACGGCGACCGAAATCGGCCTGTCCGGAGAATGTCTGCTCGATGGATTCCATGGCGAAGTTGGTGTGTCTGCGGTAAGAAACCTTCCAGAAAGTAATCTCAGGAGTTCCAGTAAGGAAAACGTCTTGTGCGCCGTAGGCGACGAGTTGCATCAAAGCTCCACCCATTTTGATATATTATGTCTAAATATTTTAATTTGGGAAATATGAAATAAATAGGGAGGCCAG